ACTCCCCGTTCTCGACATTGTCTCGAATAATTATCTCCCGTTCCCGCTGTTCGGTAAGGTTAGGAAGTAGCACGGTTGGCACTTCGGTGATGCCGAGGGCTTTGGCGGCCTTCAGCCTCTGGTTACCCGCCAACACTACCAGTTCCCCTGTTCGATTGGACAGAATCAGCGGGCGGGCCTCAAAATAATCGGGGTTATTCTGGATTGAGGTTTTAAGCTTTTCAAATTGAGATTTGGTAATAGTCCTGGGGTTGCCAGGGAGTTCTTTTAACTCCTCGATTTTGCGGTATATCACAGTGTTCTTTATGCTATGCATTCGTATCCTCCTACACTCCTAGAATCATAAACACCAGCTTCGCCGTCCCAATTAGAATCAAGGCCAGCAAACAGATCATTATACAGGCAGACATAAACCGTGCCAGCTTTTCATTATCATTGTTATCATCACCCGTCATTTTTTACCTCCATTCTTTTTTCGATTAGTTAAGTCCACTAGTGGGATTGGTTGCTCAATTTTCGTTTCCACGACCTGCTTTGGAGAGCCATATACCTGATTTATCATGCTCTCAATTTCTCTCCACTCTCCCTTATAGATACTCCTAGCCAGCTTCCGCTCGAACAGTGGAGCGTCATTGTCTGCCGCAACTTTCTGTAGCTCCTGCGAGGTAAGCTTCATCATCTGCTCCAATTTATAGCGGGCAGTGTCCTCTTTTTTCCAGAAGCCCCGCCCCTGCGGGTTGCCATTCGGTTTCCCGAACTGTTTGTCGACGGGCGGAACTACTCCGTTCAGTGGCGACCCCTTTTTAGCCTGAGTATAGGCGGTTTTCGCCCGAGCTTTCGTCATTGTTTTGCCTCCTCCTTATTCAATATTTTTTCTGCCGTGTCAAGGTCTTCGTTCTCGTGTTCATCTTCGGTCTTCACCTTTTTAATCTTCTGAAAACCGTTATAAACTAAGTCCATCGCTTCGCAGAGTCGTTTATAATCAGCCCGTGGGAGGTCCTTAATTAGCACCACAATTTGGTCTAGCCTCTCCTCGGCGGGGTCAACATAAGTCGTCTTTTTTCGTCTAAAAATCATTCGCCTCCTAAATACTCATCAATAATCTTCTTCGCCTCATCGAACCCTACGGCGAACATGGCTTTATAGCCCTCGGCTTGCAAGGCGACTAGTGTTTCCGCCTGTTCCTCGATGTGCCGAGTTGCCCAGTCTCCGTTCTTCTTTTCGAGCCGTGTACCTTCCCGTTTAAGCTCGATGAAGAGACCATAAACAGGCGGTGCGTGCAGATCCCACGAGCCCCTGGCAATGAAGATGTCAGGCCACGCCCTCCGCCCACCGTTCTGGCGTTTCTGGCGGACTGCTTGCCCCGGTGCCAGTCTTACCCCGCTTCCGAAGTCGGAGTGGAAAAGGACTTTGGGGTAGCGGAGGCGGAGGTAGCCCGCCACCTGTTCTTGCAACTGCGATTCGGTCTGCACCATTTTACTCGTTGACATCTTACTTTTTCTCCTTGTTGTGGTTAAATTTTAATCCGATAGAGGTAACCATATATGGGATGGACCCATACCTATTGGCTAAGTAGAAGATGTCCGCTGGGGATAAGCTCTTCCTGCGACGCAACTGCGTGCGAAAGTCCTTGAAAAGCTGGTAAGTCCCATCGCCGTCCCCGCCATCGAATCTATGGAAGAGAACCTCTTGCCCGTTGGAGTTTCGCACCCTTATGCGACGAGCTCCCTCGAAAGTGATGGTTCCCCAAGGCATTTTACGGACTGGGGTACCTGGCTTAAACCGTTGCTCCATATCCCACCTTTGAATCTCTTCTGCTCATTTTACCTCCTTAGCTCTTACTTTGCCCTCAGCCACCACTCAACAGATGGCCGAGGGTAAATAGAGAAAGTTGCAGGCCGTAGGCGTTCTGATCTCTCGTCCGCTTAGCTTCAGATTTACTCAAGCACCCGCAACTCTCAAATTATTAATGTACGCTTTTCGAACCCCGTTTCGAGATCCGGCCACCTTTGGCTCCTGCCACTCTGGCCCGTTCTCGTCCCGTCAGGCCGTCACTGCCAACCGCACTGGAGGCAAACCCGCCAGAGTGGCCATTCTGCCCGCCAACTTTCCCAATGTTACGGTAAAAGTCTTTGCCGAATTTCTTGAGGTTAGTGGCCTTAGCCTTCAGGCCCCCCGCCCTAGTACCTGCCATTCTACTTCACTCCTTTCTTGTTGCACAATTAACTTTCCTGTCCTACCTCATTCTTGATCGCGTCCGAGCGGTCCCGAATCATCCGCAGTAGCACAGTTTTCTGTTTATCCGAATAGTGTCCCCCCTGGATCTCGGTGTATTTGCCTCGTAGTACATCTAGGCTGGGAACCGTGTTCAGCCAATTCTCAAATTCACCGAAGTCAACTTTGTTGCCACTACTCTTCCAAGGCTTCTCAGCTGGAGCCACGGGTTGCACTGATTGCTCCGAACTGCTCACTGTCCCCGCCGTGGTACCGTCGTTGTCTTCCGTAGCCCAGCCAAGGGCCATCAGGAGCGAATAGCGACGGGCATAGGTCAGGGCCGAACCCTGGGCTTGGGCCGCCGACATCTTCGCTTGCTCCCCCACTATCACCCGACAGCCTTGCAGTGGCTCACCGTCCTTGCCGTTTTTCGTCAAGACCGTGAACACATAGTCTGCTCCAGCTTCGGGGTTGAACTGGATAAATTGATAGTAGGTGATGCCCTGCCGTTCCAGCTCGTCGTGGATGGTGGCGAGGTCGGCGTAAGTATAGCCGTAGCCTCGCGAGTTCTTCTTAACGGTGGTCGTCATTCTGGGAGCCTCCCGAACCATAGATCCCGCAAAAGATCGTCGGTCGTAGCTAAACTGAGTTTGTGTCCCCGTGGCGTCATCTTCTGCTTGCCAGCGGTGATATGGCGATGAACCGTCACCGCTCCGCCGTTCGTGGAGGGCAACATGGCTACCTGGATATGTCGAATGTTCGGAATATCTGCTGGCCGAACATCTTGAATTTTCACTTGATGGCTCCTCACATCTTCGATGACTTGCCCTAAGGTGATACCCTCAAGACAAGCATCATCGTGTCTCTCGAAGTAGTCGAGAACTAGATTTTTAATTTTTCCCATAAAACTTTCTCCTTATTTAAATTTGAAACTGGTCGTCACAACGGTCGTCGGCGGCATCGAGAAGATGCTCTAACCATCCCCACAGCTCATCCCGAGTAGGGAGTTGGTGAGTGCGGAAGTGGTTTTGCCACATTCGAATCTCATCTGGGGTGGCCCCATAAGCCTTTGCGACAGCCTCAATTTTCTGCGTCTGTGCGATAGCATCCTGCAACTTCTTCATCTTACCCTCCTACCGACACACGAAGTCTCGGTCGTCGCCGTAAAACGAGCCAGTTGCCGACCATTCGCAATTATTCGCCTCAGCATAGGCTTGCCGTGCGGAATTGTCGTGCATTGATTGAATGACAACAATCCCCGCTAGCACTCCTGCCACCAAGACGAATGCTAAAACTTTTTTCATAAAACTTTCTCCTTTCTCGCACACCCGCTAGGCGGAGGGACTTCCTAGCTCCCAACTGGCGGCCATAAGACCAGTGGGAGAGTCCAACCAAAATTGATGGTATCTCGGAGCCTGTAAGTGAAGAAAATAGACAATAGAATTAAGGGGGTGTCTACCTAAATGGGCCTCGAACCAAAAATCCAAGTTAAAGTTCTTCCCGCCTAGTGGGCGTGCGAATTTTGTTATTTTGTTACTTTGTCGAACCGCCTCCGCTATCCGTCTGCCCTCAAAAAACTCAACTATTAGGGCGACCATTCACTTCAGCAGTTCTTGATTTTGTGAAAATTCGGCTACCAAATTTTTAATTTGCTAACACCGGGGAAACCGCAGCTCGTTCACTCTGCGGAGCGATAAACCAACTAGACTTATCAGCCCCGATGAAGAAAATGAGCACCCTAAGGGGTGCTACACTAAAAAAGACCCTTTAGGGTCTAAGTCTACTTGATGGAGCCGCGACCGGGATTTGAACCCGGGACCTCATCCTTACCATGGATGCACGGCTCTATTAACAGGCTTAGAGTTTATCCGATTTGTAAAATTGCTATACCCCTATCATAGCAAACAAAAGCAGTTTTGTCAAGACTAAAATAGGCCTAAAACAAGCTTTTTCGCCCCTGTTAATAAGAGTGGAATTTCTGGTATTGGGAACGGAGATCGTTGTCCACCACATGGGCATACATTGCTGTAGTTTCGAGGCTAGCATGACCCATCAGAACTTGCAAGTAGCGAAGGTTGCCATTGTTGCGAAGATAGTTCGTGGCGAAAGAATGGCGGAGAGTGTGCGGAGTTACATGCTTGGTGATCCCCGCTCGTTTTGCTGTCTCTCGCACCAAGAGTTGCACATTGGAAGCCGACATTCGCTCCTGGTAGAGCCTTGAGACTACCAAGTAGTCACAGTTGTCGGTCCTGGTCGCTAGATACCCCTCCATCAGTCGCTCCGTCCGTTCATCAATAAAACAGAGGCGGGCCTTACCGCCTTTGCCGAGGATGGTGAACTCGCGGTTGGTGATTTGCCCCCGCCGTAGGTTGAGGAATTCGCTAAGCCGTATCCCTGAACTATAAAGGAGACTGACAGTGAACTTGGCTCGTGCATCAAAACCCGCCTCAACCATTCTCGCTACTTCCGTCGCTTCGAGAAAAGTGGGGACGGTATCCGCTCGTTTAGGGATAGGGATGAGTTCTGGGGCTAGGCACGGCTCGCCCCTTAAGCGAAAGTAGTTCAACACCACTCGAACTTGTAAAACATATCCTCGCATAGTGCCTCTTGTCCTGGTTTTAGCCAGGCGAGAAAACCACTCTTGGATTAGTGCTGGGGTGAGGTCGTTAAGGTCGATGCCGCCCAGTTCCTGCACTAGCGATCGCCCCACGAACTCGCACCGTTCCATGGCCCTTATCCCCTGCCCACGAATTAGCATGTACTCCTCCCTATAGGAGGTAAACGCAGTTGAGATTTTCATAACAAAAAAGCTCCTCTCTCATTTAGTTGATATCGAAAGAGGAGCCTGACTTCTATCTAGCCGACATTTCGGCTCTCGCCGCTCCGATGAAGTAGTAAAGCCGTTCTTGTCCATGTTGTTTCAGCGACCTCTCCAAGATACGCTCGATTTGGTCCTCGCTTAAGTGCCAGCTACACTTAAGGAAAAACCCGGTATATTGGGGGGCGTTGAGTTTGGAAGCTAGGCGGATAGCCGTGCCGTGAACTTGATTCACTTTGCTACCCTTACTTATGGGTTTGTTAGTAGTTTTAAAACTTAAAACTCTTTCTTTATAAGAAGTTTTATCTTTAGGGTTATAGGTATACCCTAAAGAATTAACTTTATTATTACTATAATTAGTTTTAATAGTTTTAAGTTTTAAAAATAACATACTACCTCCATTTTTGTCAAGCTCCTTTTTCATTTTGTTTACCTCCTTAATTTTAGTGTATCAAAAAGTTAGTTAGTCCATATTGATGCACTTGTTTTGACTGATTTTTCTGGGCAAAAAAGCCCTACCGGCAATAGACCGGCGGGGCTTCTTAAAAATGATAAGTTAGTTGGCTTACATCCTAATCGTAGCAAATAAAGTACAATTTGTCAAGCCTATGTTAGCCTAACAGGGGCGGGAAAAAGTTTTCCACAAGGAGGGACGAGTTTTCCACAGGGGGGGGCGATTTTATAGTCAAGTCTGCGGGCGTATGACTCCCCGTAGGGTCGAATCTGACCAGTTTCACTACTCTACGGGGATACTACCCCCTGTATGGCGTGTTTTCCCCCTCCCCGCCATACAGGGCGATCTTGCCCCCCAACGACTTTCGTAATTTCCGCCTTCTCTACCCGCTCCCGCTCCTTCTGGCGGGCGTGCTTCCCCAGCCACCAGTAGCAAGTTTCCTTGCGTCGTCCTTTTCGCCGTTCTCTCATAGTTTGCCCGCCTTGCGGTATTCCTCGACCCGTGCCTTGATGTAGCCGTTTGCCTTGTAATGCCCACGATACTTCGCGTAGTTCTCCTCGAATCGCTCCTTGGCGATTTCGGAGAGTTCTTCGCCCCGCTCTATTACTTCGAGGCAGTTGACGATAAAGTTCTTGCAGTCGCTCAGCCCTACCGCCTCAATGTCGCTCCCGAGCTTGTCCAGCTTCTCGTTTGTCGGTTTTAAAGCATTTTGAAGCGTTTTGGTGAAGAGTTTGGCGGCGAGTTTAATAATCACCGTGCAGGCGGTGATGATGCCCGCTATGAACGCCAATGCGGTGGCAATTTCGCCCAGCGTTAGCCCACTCACGCCGTCGGCCTCTCGCTCAGCGGCTTAATGTGTTGGGCGACGCTAGACCACCCCGTAGCAGCCTTGTATTCATCAACTAGCGAATCTGGCACGAAAATACCTATCGAATCCAGCGGGTCGGTGATTCTCTCGAATGCCGAACCGCTGAACTCGCCCCCGTCCGTTAGGGTGAAGACTTGTGGAGAATCGATGACGATATAGCACACCCGCTCTCCCGTCTGAATGAGACTGGTCGCGTTGGTGGCGAAGGATCGAAATAGGCTCGAAGTGGGCGAGCCTTGCGTATTACTCCACCCCGAAAGGTCAAGAGTGCCTTGAAACGAATAGCAAGAAGAGAAGCACTCCGCAAAGGTCGTGCAAACAGTGGTGTCTACCATTGAGTAATCTTGCACAGTGTCGCTGTCGATGTAGTAGGAGTTGATGGAGAATGCCGAGTCGAGGTTGGTCGCTTCCACGGCGGGGAGTTTCAATTGAATCTGCGCCCCGCTTCCGCAACAATTCGAGAAGTTCACCCCGCCCTCGGCGAAGTTCACCCCCGTTAAGTCTACCGTGCAAGCCGAATCCGCCCGAAACCCAGAAAAACAGCTTCCCATATCGCTCACCCCCCCGCCACCAGAAATGACAATCGAAAACGGTTGCGTGGATTGCGAAAAGGCACTAGTGGCGAAACTGAGGTAGAGGCTGGTCACCGAGTCGCCCAAGTGAAACACCAGCGGGACTGAGGGGTTGAAGATTCGATAGTTGGCGAAGTTATAGGTCAGGTCGTTGTCAGTGAGCTCAGTTCTTAGAATCTGGTCGAGCGTGTAGCCAGGCACTGCCACTTCCGCCGTCCCGTAGTCTGTCACATCGTGCGTCCCGTTGGTAGTAATAGTGGTGGTAGCGGTCGGTTTCGGCACATCGACTTTTGCCGTCTTCACCCACTCCACGTCGTGTTCGCCGTTGGCGGTCAGCACCACTTCGCCTTCGGGTTGTCGCACTGCGACTTCCGCCTCGGCGAAGTCATAGACATCGTGCGTGCCATTCTCGGTGATTTTAGTCGTGCCACTCGGCAATGGCACAGCCACTTCCGCCCGTTCAAAGTTCGCCACGTCATAATTACCGTTTCTGTCAATATCGATAGTGCCACTCACTCCCGTGCGGATTGCCTCTTGCTCGATTGAGATGAGTTGCTCCCCGCCCTCAGGAATCAGCCTAATCAGTCGTTCGCCGTCCATTCTACGCCCCCGTTTCGTTGCTAGCCCAAGTCGATTCGTCGGTCAGTTTCAGCCAGCCCTTGCACACCGTCTTCTTACTCTCGTTCGTGGCGTCCTGCACCACCTCGATATCGAAGTAATAGTCGCCATAGGGCAGTTTTTCGGTATCGGCGGGCAAGAACTTGCCGTGCCAAAATCCGTCCTCGTCCAGCGTCAAGTCGGCGTTGTCGGGGTCGGTGGAGAGATAGCGTTTTTGGAAAATCGCCCGCTCCTTTTTCGGCGACTCCTTCACGGTGAGATAGAGGGCATAAGGGGCGGTGGTGATAGGGTTGCCGTCGGCGTCTATCCGTTGGAACTTGAAGGCTAGCGAGTCGCCACGAGTAAGGTCAAGGTTGTTCACGCTTACTCCTCCACCCTCGTGATGGTCTGGCCAGGATAGATAAGGCCACGGTCGCTAATCCCGTTCGCTTCGGCTAATTTCTGTGTGTAGCCGTCATCGCCAAATAGTCCCTTCACGCTCGGATACCAGCCCAGTTTCAGGGCAATTGCTCCGAGAGTGTCGGCTTTCTTCACCGTGTAAGTCTCAGCGGTAGGGGTGGGCGTTGGTTCAGGGGTCGGCTCAGGGTCGGGGGCAATGTAGGACTTCGGCCGAAATGCTCCCGCAAAATACTTCAAGGAGATGTTGATGACATTGGCGGCTGCCCCGCCACCAGGGCAAGAGGCCCCGCCTTGATTCTGGCCCAATAATGTGATATAACCGTTGTTATAATTCCCGACTGCCATTCCAATATGGCCATAGGTGCCGTTGTTGAAGACCACCCAATCTCCTGCCTGGAGTGAGGTAGCGTCCCAGACCATCTCGAACTCGCCCCCCGCATTCTTCTGCCAGCACCCATCGGCCACCATTCCTTTGGCCGCCCCGCTTCCGCAAGTCGAGGCCCTCCGCCCAGCGTAGTTTTGCCAGAACAGGTCTGCCAAGTCCCAGCACTGCGAGCCATAGGCCCCGTCCGTATTGTAGCAGTTACCCAGGGTGTAGTTCTTGAAGTTTAGCCAGGTATCGGTCGGGGCATAGATATAAGTCCCCAACCCGCATTCCTCTCCTTCGGGGCAAGCCCCGCTAGTGGCATTACTGGCTGCCGAGACTTCATCGCTTTCAGTGTCTACCACGGGCGTGCCTGCGTCCACGCTCTCCACGGTCGGGATGTCTTCTTGGACCTCCTCGATTACCTCGCCCTGCCCACTTTCTGAATCCTCGACTACCACTACCGCATCCACGGATTCGGCGGAATAAGTAATGCTGGGTCCAGCGGTATCTACTTCCACCTCCGCCTCCCCGCCAGTTAGCACTGGGACAAGCACCGCTACTCCTGCACCCAGAGCCACCAGCACTGCCACTACCGTTGCGATGATTTTATTTTTTATCTTGAGTTTTACTTTTGCCATCTTCGGCTCCTTTCCTTATTATTAACTCATTAAACTTTGGTGGACAAAAAACATGAACATCAACAGTTTTGTGGCACCCTCGGCAGTTTATTCTCAGGTCTACCGTCTTGTCTGTATCACCCAGGATACGCCCGCAATTTGGACAATAAATTGGTGTCATAGCAAAACCTCTTGCCAACGGCAACGACAGTGTGGATGGGCGTTAGTGATTTCCCCATTCATATTGTGGGCGTTGTGTCCAAAAACCACCTGTTTGCCGTTGTCGAGCATTAAGTGGTCGGGGAACTTGTCTCCGACAGGGACGACCTTGCCGTCCATTCCTCGGCAAGTGTCGCAAGTCTTGGCATCCATCCTGGCTATCCATTTCAACCCAAGGTTAATTCCATATTGCTCGGCGAGCTGTTTGTCGGCATCGAAATGCCCCATGAGCTTGGCCTTGTGGACTTCTTGCTCGGCGATTAGGGTTGCTCGGCCATTGATCTCGTCTTCATCCGCGACATCTGTAACCACATTTGCATATTCCTGCAACAACTTCTGCAGATCTTCTCGCATCTGGCGGAGCAATTCATCTGAGAATACTACCCCATCGTCAGCTAGAGCTTTCTCGATTTCTGCAACAACCCTTTCGTCGTCGACCATTAGGCCCTTAATCGCATTAGTGCCGTCGATATATCCGACCGTGGCGGACTCCTTGACTACTTCCCAAATCTCATCCGTCATTGTGGCGACGGAATTATTAGGGTCGCCGTTCAAGGCTTTCTTGGCATATCTCACTAGGATATTGTAGACCGCCTCCTCAAAATATTGCCCCTCTCGCCAAACGGCGTTAAAACCATCTTTGGTCTTCTGTGGCATAGCGGTGGCCATGTCGCTAGTTAGTGTGGCCTCTATGGCTTGGGTGGGAGTGGTGGAGCTAGGCCGACTGAGACTACTGCCAATACTCGTCCACCCACTAGGCAGACCCAGGGCCTTGGCCGCTTCTGCACCATTCACGCCAGCGGAAACCAGCGTTATTAACTCGGAGGCTTTGAGATTGGTGGTCTCGGCCTTAGTCTTTGCCGTGGAGGCTTCGATCTGGGCGATTTCGGCCCGCATTTTCAGCCTGTCGGTCAGCTCCTGGATCTCTAGGTCAAATTGAATGCCATAACCCAGTCCACTCAGACCTCGGTCGGAGAAGATGCGGTCCAGCTCGTGCTGGAACTGGCTCCAGAAAGAGAGCAAGGCTGGATAAACCCGCCGCTTGGTGAACTGCAGGTCCGAGAGTTCCGCATTGTCATATTTAGCGGAACTGTCGTTCCCTAAGATGAAATTACTCACCCCGACAGACTTATTGAGGCGGTCGTTGACCACATCCATCAGGTCCTTGATTGCGAGGGTGGAGTTATTCCCCTGAATAGTCTTCACTTCAATTTCGTCGCCAGTCGAACCATCATCTAGTTGTTGTCGCCAGGCGTAAACCGTCTTGTTCCTGTTGTTGGCCCCCCGCAAGCCCTGCTCTAGCTGTCGTCGCTTAGCCTCATACCGTTCTCGGGTAGAAGCCCGAATAAAAGTGATCGTAGCTGGAATGGCCCCATTCTCGAAAAAAGCTCTTTGGTACTGAGCAATAAGGTCATCGATCTGGGCCCAAATAAGTACTGAGGTAGCAGGGCTAATTCCACGGTCAGGGTTCCTCGGCGACCTAGAGAACCGCAACACCATCACCTCATCGGAACCCAGCACGAACTCCGAGGTATTGTCCGCAGAGATGTAATAGACATTTTTGCCACCCGAACGCTGTCGGCACTGAGGCGGAAGAACTGAGTATCCTGCCACTCTTTTCCCGTCAAAGTGGACATGGATGTCAAGTTCATCTTCAGTTAGCCAGGTTACGAAGCAGAGGTCAATGAATTCGGCCCAACCCATATCTTCGTTGGGACATTGCAATATTGCGAGTTCGGGGGTCCTCGCCGGAGGCAACTTCGCCCCGTTCCGCCCTACACCGTAGGGGATTACTGCTTTCATCTCGTTGACTAGTGGCCGAATCTGGGCAAAAAGGTTCTCATAGTTGGAGCAGAGGGCATTGAAAAACATAGCCCCATTAATTTCCTGGACGACCCCCGTCTTTTTGGAGGTGCCGAGAGCGTCCTTAATTGCCTGAATCAGCCCCATTATCCTTTGCCTTTGACTTCTTGGTCGTAGTTTCGGTAAAATCCGCTAGAGAGTTAGCATATTTTGTACCATCCGTAAAGAACGGGACAGTGACACCGCGTGCATAGGCGGCGAGGATTACCTCCTTGGCCCCAGGGGCATCATAGCGGACTTTTTCTATAGATATCTTCATTTTTTTCGCACAATCTTGAATCTCTGGCCAAGTTTTACCCAATTTACAAGTAGTGCAGTCCTGGTAATAAAATTTGACCTCTCTCATTGCTCTTCTCCTTTCTCGGCAGTTTTAAGGCCCTGCTCCATATTCGAAGTAAAGGCCGCCTCGAGCTTTTCTACCATCTCGTCCCCACCAAATAGGTAGGACTGTAGTTTCTGTAGCTCCATCCCGGGCAAACCATCGTCGAGTACGGCACCGACTCGTTTAGCATTCTCATCGGAGGCGAAACACTCCTTAATTTCACTGATTAAGGTGTTGATGTTGTCGACCGTGTCAGAGTTGGCTTTCTGTAGCCTCAGCCTAAGTTCTGCCCCAACTCTAGGGGTAGCCTCGAACTCACCGTCCGAGTCAGTAAAAGTAATTGGTTGATAGCCGTTGATTTTTAGTGGCATAATGAACTCCTGTTTAGTTCTCTTTAAAATCCATTATCCGCCCGAACGGTGCGAAGGTCTACACAACCAAAAGCATATGTGGTATAATTAAAATGGAGGAAGTTATGAAAAATACTGTTTACTCTTTCGGAAAAATAGGCAAATCTACGCTAGTTACAAAACAATCTATCGGCGGGTATTTGCTAGGATGGATAATCATCCTCCCAGTGATGGGGATAGTTTACCTGATGAAATACCTCTTCATCGGGGCAATATATGCCTTGGGGGGCGGGCTGTATTTGCTGTATAAGTTCTGTTTTAAGGCGGTACCTGTCGAGAAGCAGGACGCTCAAAAAACGACTAATGGTAAAAAGGCAACGGCCACAACGACGAAAACTCCTGTCGCAGCGACCGCTAAGGGAAAAGGGGCGACAACCTCAGCCCCCAAGGCGAAAGCCGTGCCTAGGAGGTCAAAAACTCGACTGATACAATAGGGCGGGTGGAGACTATCACGAAATAAAAGCCGACCCACTGTGCAAAGAGGTGTACTTCCTGCGTGTCTCCGATAGGCACTTGTGTCCATGCATTGACGGGGCTGATGAACTCAGAAATAATGTCGTTTTTCCCGCTCTCATAAGTTATCTTTATCTTCCATCCTCCAGCCCAGGTACTAGACGGGAGCATGTAAGTGCCGTCGTTATCACACCAGACGGATGCCGAGTAGCTTCGTAGTCGCGACGGGAGCCTCGACGCAGACTTAAGTGCTTCGATTTCTTTTTGCAGAGCGATGAGTCGGTTTTGTAGAATTACGCTAGTCATACCCACCCCGAATCTTCATAACTAATTGATATATCGCACTCACTACTCAGCACAATGGAGATCCGATACGACAAGTTGAAAGTTATCTCATGGTAATGCCAGTACCCCTGGTCGTCTTCGGTGAACATCCCGTCGTAGTCAGACTCCAAAAAGGCGTTGGGGTATAAAACCCACTGAGCGGTTCCAGCTTCCGATTTAGTTCGGGCCACATTTGTATATCTGCCATCATCATCGGCGGAGGCCACTCCTACCATCCCCATAATCTCTTCGCCCCCTTTTGAAGTGGCGGTAATTCTTGCTATCTGGGTAGGGTTGAGGGTCGCACCCATCTCCTCGCTCTTAATAGTGAAGTTCACCGTCTCTTGGTAGACGACAGTTTTCATCGTAGAGCTAGCTTTGAGCTTCTCGGCTTTTAGGGCGGCCACCTCCTGTTCGAGCTGGTGGATGAGGCCTGAAAAATTATTCTGAACTGACATACTCTATACTCACGGTGATATTAGCAGTGCTGATGATAACTCCAGATATGTCGACCGAAACTGGGTTGGAGTTGTCGTCATAACCCTCGAGCCAAAGTGGCCACGACACGGACTTGTCAGTAGTATTCCCGTCGACGGTGCCATCCCGTTGCGACCAATCGCTGATTGCTAGTTGGGCCATAAAAGGAGTTGTCTCGCCATCAAGGGCTGTGGCCGTCAATATGGCCTCTATCTTACCCGCTGGCGAAGTAAATGAGAACTCTTTTCGGTAGTATTCTACCAGCCCCGCCCCTCTCTCGTGGGCGATTTTGAGAGCGTTAAGCTCCTGTTGCATCCACTTGAGCGTAGCGGGGAGGCTTCTAGTGTCGTAGCTCATACTATTCTCTCCAGGGTCGGCGTGATAGTCTCTGCCCCCGTCGCCGAGACAGAAACGGATAGCTCCATCACCCGAAAGGCCCCGCTAGTTTGGCCGGTCTTGTCTTCCCGGTTATTAATGACTACCGTATCCCCAATCCAAATACTATTCTTCCCCTCTGGGGATGGGTCGACCTGTCTCCCCGTCAGGGTAATTTCTGGCTCCCAGCGGACATTGGCGGTGTTGGCTAGTTTAGAGGCACAGCTAGTATCGAGGGTGGTCTGTCTAGAGACGCTAGAATCTTGCAGTAATTCTTCATAATATCCGTAGTTCTTCACCGCCTCGCTGTCCGTTGCCTCGGAGGTGATAACCGTGCTTTTGGTCTCGTCCGCAGAGGTTTCGCCTGACCCGATGGCGATGATATGGCTAGCAAACCCACTCACCTCGCTGGCCGAGATGGTAATGGCGGAGATGTTGTTAAGCTGAGTGGGGTATTGGATGGTGTAGCTCCGTACTGTCCCGAAGTCACTGTCCGCTATCACATCGTAGGTTCGGTCTGGGTGGAAGTAGAGGTCAAACTTGCCTGCTCCGCTGACATTGTCGCAACGGTCGGCGATAAAGTCTTTTATGGTCTTGTAGCCGTCAAAAGTCTGTGTCACTTTGGTCTCCACGCCAATCTCCCCCGCTGTGAAGTCGTAGCCCTTGCCAGCCGCCGAAGCCCGAGCGTCCGCTAGGGCCACATACTTTTGTATCATCTCGCCCATTGGCAGGGTTTGTTCGGCCGTAGGATGAATGTAAACGCCCCCGAGCAAGTTCAAGTAGCCGTCAAACCGCATTGACAAGTTGGCCGAAGCATTGTTGGGCTGGTATCCCGGCATAGTGGCGAGAAACCCGCCGACAATATCCACGCCATTCCGTACGATTCGACAATCTAGGGCAATCGGGCGTAGAACCTCCTCAATCGACCGCCCCCGTTCCTCAAGCCAGCTGGCAAACACCACATCATTCAGAGTAAAGTCAATTTCGTCCACCCCACTCATCGTCCGCCGTCTTACCCAGGTGAGATTCTGGGCAATTTTAGAGATATCCCCAATTAGCACCCCGTCCAGTCGGAGCTGTACGGAGTACAAGCTGTTTTTATCAGTCACGGAATAAGAGGGCGATTTGGGCGTATTGATGACGGCCGTCCCCGCTGCCGAAGTGGAACCACTAAGGGCTGTGCGAGCAAAAGTCACGGAAACGGAGTAGCTATGCCCATCTTGAATCTCAATACTTGCTTCGTCCGCCGTGTCGAAATCCACCCCTACGACACTTACACTATTTACCGTATAAGTTTTCGAGAAGTCAAAGGTTTTAGTAACGGTACCAACGCTAGTCCCCGACAATAGGTCTGTAATAGTGGCCGTGGCCGTCACCCCGTCTGCGTAATTGCTAGCCGATGGCATATAGGCCGAGAAGACAATGCTGGTGTCGGTGGTGGTAGCTTCGCTAGCGAGCAGAGTGGAAGAAACTGTAGGAGTTTCGTAGGGGACTACTACCGAACCCGACCTAGCCCACGCCGAGGAATAGCCGTTGCCGGCGTACAGCCCAATATTGTGCTTGGTCCCGCCGAGGATTGTAAACCCCATCGCCGAGCCAGAATCATAGCCAGGCGAGCTAGAGTTATTAATAGTCACTGTTTGGTCGCCAGTGGAGGAACTGGATGTCTCGGACTCTAGGCGATTCCCCGCCCAACTCCCCGTATTCGAATCAGCCTCAAACAGGGCGAAAACTAGCCGATAAGTCCCCGTTCCCACCCCCCAGTTGGTCTCCCGGGCAGTGATTCTAACCTGTGGCCCGCTTGTGGAGTGGGTGCCAGTAGCACTGACGAAGGTCGGTGTACTAGGCGGCGAAGATTGTGCAGGGATGGTAATACTCCCCGACCCAGACAGTAGAGACCCCGTGGAACTAGACCAGGAGTAAGTCGCCCCCGAAGTGGGGATAGAGCCGGAGACTGCCGCCATATTCTGCCAAGTCCCCTGTTGGCCCCCGTAAACATAAAAGGTGCCAGAAGTCGAGCCAATCCCGTTTACCGTAAAAGTCCCCGAATTATAAGTCGCTCCACTATAGGAGTTCGTCCGCACGCCCTGCAGGGTGAAAGTGGCACTGGTTCCACTGTAGTCGCAGACCACCCGTAGCTTAATGTAGGTGGAGGCCTGGACCTCGCCTGAAATTACCTGCGACATTAGCCGACTACCTCATTCCACTCCAGCTTGGCACTGTATATAGAGGAGCTGGTGGTGAACTTAACCTCGTTTTGCCCGGGCAAGAGGGAGACCCACTCGCCATCCATTAGGGCAGTCACATCCGTACCGTCCAGATTGGCGGTTTGATTGGACATATCCACGACCAGGGTTGATCCATCGGCTACTGTTCCGTTGTAGGTGAGCTTTACTCCCGTGGTGAGATTTTCCAGGGTCGGAGTGATGGCCTCTCCGTTCACCGTCCACACTGGGTATACATTGACGATCGAGCTAGCCGTGATGAGGGCCGTAGGGCCTTCCCCCGTGCTAGTCACCCACTCTGCTCCGTTCTCGTCCCATACTAGCCCCGTCGTGTCCCACACGGCCCCCTCGACACTAGTCTTAGTGAAGTTGGCCGTAAAGGTATAAATCTCGTTGCCATCATCGTCCTCGGCATATGCATAGTAGTTGACATCTTCGAAATTGATGGCGATATGATATTCGGGAGAGAGTTGGTATAGTTCCTTGACTTCGGGAGCATCAACTATATAACCTCTGGTCCGCTTGATGGCTGACCCGTCCGGAAAAACATAGATTACGGTATAAAAGTGATCTTTCGCAAAAAAGGAGATAAAGGCTCGGCGGAGGGTCTCAATATGGGCCTTTGTACAGCCAAAAGCCCCTATATACCCGTCGAACGACTGTGATGAAGCTCGCCGGACCTGCCCAGCTAAAAGAACCCCGTCTCCCCCTTGAATCTCGATCGTGTCGTTGGCCATTGTATCTGCCATGAAGTGTAGCTGGTCTTCCTTGAAGATATAATCACCATCCCCTAGGGCTAGGCGTTCACCGTCATCCCGAACGCATAGGGCGGCTATCCAACATTGTGCGTCAAGTCCTTGAATGGCCATTAAGTATACCTCCGAATGCTAGTCATCAGCTTGCGACCGATTTCGTCCGCATCGAGGTCGCTATTGATGTAATTGGTCATATTTACTACTATCTCCCCGCTACCAGTACCTCCCTGCTCCCCCATCTCGTCAAGTAGCGTGTCGGCGAGCAGGCCACTCCAGTTGTCGGTGTTATTTTCGAGCGGGAGGACAACTTCCTTGCCAGCCTCGCCGAAGATTACTGGCGTAGCACTGCTAGCATAGCCCCCCTCTGCAGCCTGGAACCAGCCGGAGACAGTACCCGCTTGGATGGTGGGGATTGCATTCGTAACTAGACCGAGCGTCACGGCAGAAATTAAGCTATTGAGACCCGAGATCAACAAGTTGGCGATGCTGATGAAGAGCGATGCCATCAATTTCAGCACCCCGACTAAAATCTTCGGAGCAAGCGTGGGGATAGCTTCGACCAACTTGCCAATTATCTGTGGCAGAGCCTGGATTAAAGAGTTTATGACGATCGGCACCGCCCTGATAAACGACTGAAACAACTCGATACAGGCATCTAGCAACCTACCGAGGTTATCAGCGGAGAGCAACCCATCGATAATTCCGGTAATCAACTCCGGTAGTTTATTGACTAGCATATTCAGCAATTGTGGTAAAGTTTCAACAATGGCAAAAAACACCTGCGTAATACCATTCAGAATAGTGGGGAGGTTGACTATAAGAGCGTCAAGTAGTGTTTGTAGCAGGATCGGCAACTGGGTGATGATCGTAACCAAGAGGTTACTCAGAAGTGTGACCACTGAGGTTACGAGGTCATTAAAGCCCTGACTAGAAAGAAAAGTGGTGATGGAGGTGATGATATTCGTGAGAATGGTAGGGAGCTGGGTGGCTAGGGAAGTGAGAATGGCCGTGAGGGCATTGCCGATATTGTTGAGCAGGGTGGTCAAGTTGTCTCCGCTCAGCACATTCGCCAGCGAACTCATTATGCTCGACATTAGGTTTGGCATTTCGGCGGCAATATTGGTCATTATTTCATTGATAGCTGGGACAATGTTTCTGACGGCAGTGGCCGCTTGACCAACCATATCTGAGATGAGCTGACCGATGTTAGCGTCAGGGTTAGCCAGGCCGGTAGTGAAGTTCTCGTAGGCCGCCTTTAGCGAAGAGATTGACCCCTGTATCGTTGCTGTTGACTCGTGGGCCGCCGTACCGGTCATACCCATCTCCTCCTGCACCAGGTGGATTGCCTCGACAATATCAGCGTAAGAGTCAACTGTCATATCCCCAGCTTTGCCTTGGGCTATGGCCAGCTTGTTGGCATCAGAGATAAGGCGTTCCATCTCCTCTTTGGTGCCACCATAGCCGAGGTTTAAGTTGTCGAGCATCGTGTAGTTGGCCTTGGCAAAACCTTGGTAGGCGTTCTGGACGCTCTCTAAACTGGTCCCGAACGCATTGGCGTTGTCAGCCATATCTACGATGGCGGTATTCGCAAGTTCAGCCGCCTTAGCGGTATCCCCACCAGTCGCCTGGATTAGCCTAGCCCCAAACTTGTTGACCTGCTCCAAATAATCGCTAGCCGAGACTTGGGCCGTCTGATAAGCATTGTTGGCATAGTTCATCAGCGTATCGGCCGAGTCCTCGAACACCAGCTCCGTACCCTCCGAAATCTGCTCGTATTCGGCGTACGAACTTACCGAGCTGGCCGTAAACTTAGCCAGAGCCTCTACACCTTCTGCCGCTAAATGGCCAATCCCAGTGATAATGCTTTGCACCGCCTGCAGGGCGGTCTTGCCCACATTACTGGCAATTTCGCCCACATTGTTCAGGGCGTTCATCGCAGCGTCCTTAAAGGCGATGGCGGCGGATTTGGCCAATGAGAAGGGGGTACTGAAGGCTTTGCCAACGCCTTTCCCGGCCGTTACGGCAGCAGAGGCCACTGCCCCTAGAACTGGGCTGATTGAGTTTGCTTTGGCTACGACACCGTTAATTGCTCCCTTTACTCCATTTAGGGCATTGGTGACAGTGGTACTGACTTTGGAAAAGGCGTTGGTAACCGTAGTCACCACCGTAGAAAAAGACTTGCTTATATTGCTACCTACTTTGGTCTTACTAATGCTGTCCATCGTAGTCTTCCACACCTTGGAGATGGTTTTGGCTGCCCCCTGCCAAGCTTTGGGTACTGCAGTTAAAGCTTTTTGGGCAACTTCACCAAAGCTCTCAGTGGCTTTCTTTGCCCCATCAAGGCTAGCCAAAGCCTCGCTGGTAGCCTTTGTAGCTACCGCCCCAATACTGCTTATTTGACTCTGGGCCTTAGCCAATCCAGCGGTCAGTTTAGAGGTATCAAGGTCAATAGATAATGTTAGTTGCCCAACTTCTGCCATACTATTATAATCAGCGTATGCGGTGCCAAAGGCTAGCCCCCAAAACATAAGTATGATATAATAGGAAAAAGGAGAGAGTTATGACGGAGACTACAAAAAAGACGGGGAAAGCGGTGGCAGAGAAAACTGAAGAGGGCAAGGCAAAAAGCAGTGGCTTCTCCTTGACCTCTAAAATAACGCAGGAATTTCAACAGATAGAGAAAGGAGAAATAAAACTAAAAGTTCGCTGGTGGGCAGTTGTGGTGTTTCTAGTAGCGGCAGTAGCGGTTTATATCGTCGCCATGCGATGGGAGGTGTCAGTTGAACAGTCCGAATACACTTTCGAATGTAATGTGGCGGAGCGGGCTACCGACCTCTACTGCACGGATGCCACAATTTCAGGCACTTGTATCGGGAATGTGGAAATTACAGCCAGCCAGACCAACCGGCTCTCTGCGTTGACAGTATCGTTGTCGGACGGCTCCACCTTGACTTCTAGAATCTTTGGGGTTACTGTCCCTGGGATGAAAATTGCTGACTATGTCGACTACACCACGGAGTATACGGATGATTTTACTGCGATAAACGAGGTGCTGGAGGAGGCCGGCGGAACGGTCACCATTAAGGCAAATCGTGCCTACGGTAAGGACGACGAGGCCCAGATTACCGAAGTTAAAGTGGCCTGGGTCCTATCCGACAGCGACAAGGACTACATAATCAAGTTGCACGAAGAGTGGGTTAAGGAGCAGGAAGAAAAAGCCGCCGAAGAGGCAAAAAAGCAAGCCGAAGAAGAAGCCGCCAAATCCACTAGCACAACCAGCAGTAGCCCCGCCTCGGGCAATGCTTCATCAAGTACTTCAAGTAGCTCAAGTAGTGGATATTCGACTAACACCCAAAATGTGGTGAGAGGCTACTGCAAAGACGGAACCTATGTAATTGGAGTACCATCAGCCAGCGGGAAAGCAAACGAATGCTACGGACACGGGGGGTGGCAATACCAGTATTAATTACCGCTGGCGATCTTGCCCTCTGACTTGATAAGTTCCCGGGCTCGTTTCACCCCGCTGGGCCTGCGTGTTCCCTTTTCAATCCTAATACAGGAGCTTATTAGGTTAAACATCAGTGCCTCGAGCGGGAGGCGATTCTGTGCCTCTCTGGCCCGCTCTGCGGCGATTAGTCTTGACATTTTTTCGTCGCTTATCTCCCCAGAATCCCAGGCCTTATAGGTTTCATAGCCAAACCGTGCAATGATTTCGGCGACCAGGGCATCCACTGCGTCAAACCGTCGGTGTTGCTTCTTCCCGATAACATTCGCACGGCGGAGCTGTCGCTGTTCGTCATTGCTTAAAAAGTCCGAAGCCCGAAAGGTAGTGGTCTTTTGAGAGGCGTTCTTATACACCTCTTTTAGAGTGGCACCTTCAGGCTTCGTCATCTTAAGCAACCCTTAGGCGGTCACTTCGCTGTATGCACCAGTCGAAGCGTCCAACCGCATCTTCTTGGTGGTGTCATAATCACCGAAGCGGTACGAGTAAGTAGGGAAACCGTCGTTGGCGTGTTGCTTCGAGTTGTAGACAATCGGGTTGAGATTGAGGGTGTATTCTGGGGTGTCAGAAGCACCAATCTCAATGTCATCATCCATACTCGGGATGCACCGAGTCAGCTCGACATCGGCCACAGAGCCATCGTCGCAAATACCCTGGCAAACCACGCTCATATAGTCGCCTCCAGCACAGAGTGAGCTAGAGTCGTCAACCATTTGGCCAGCCTTAGCGTCTGCCCCAGTGTAGGTACTGGCGGTCCAGCGGCCCAATGCTTGTCCCAACACAGACCAGGTGTCTGCGAGGAAGGTAACGGAGCCAGCGAACGCATCAAAAGTCCCAGGGATAGGAGTCTCCGAAGTCCCTAAGCTCGAAGAGCGTGACTTTTTGCGAGGGGCAATGTTGACGGTCATCTGAGTATCTTGACCGAGGTCATCTGGTTCAAGCACAAAGGTACTGAACCCGCTAGCACTCGAAGAGTCTTTCTTCCGAAAGACGATTCGGTGAAGTTGTGAAATTTGGATCACAGCCATTTTATTATTCTCCTTTCGTCAAGTCATAAATAATCTCGGCCGAGGCGGTCTTGACGATTAACCCGTTCTCGGTCGCTCCAGCGTTCTGTGGCGTTTGGGTGGGGAACAGTCTGATATTCTTGTAGTCATAAGAAGCCGTCCCGTTTTCTCCCGAAAGTTCACAGAAACACCGATTTTCAAGGATCCAGGCGAGAATCTTCGCCTCTACATCTTCGGTTTTGGTTTTGTCGGCGAAGGCAACATAGAAGTCGACAGTGGTGCGGAGGTTTTTGCCCTTGGGCGACCCATGGTTAATGGTACCGCCACGGGTTACCAACCACACGCCAGAAGCTGGAGAGCCATTGCGTTGCAAGGGCATCTCTTCCCAATAGAAATTAACCTCTTTCTGGAGTCCAGCTACACCGTCTTCAGCCATTTTGCGGAAAAGTGCCAGGGTAATCATCGGATTAGCCCTCCAAAACTCGCCTCAAGGTCCTGACGGAGAGCGGTCTTCGCCCCCTCCTCGATGAACCTTGGTCGGCCAGTCTTATTCCTCTTGTAGACATAGGGGGCGTAATTTACCATCTTGTATTCGCCCGTTATGTCTCCGACCGCCCCAATTCCACCAACTTGCACTGCTCGGCTATATGGCCCTGTGTTAGCCACACGGGTCGACACTCGCAATGCCCCACTCTGATGTGGCGAGTAGTCGTAGGAGTGTCCAGCCACTTTCTTGGCAAAAGTGTTCAACCCAGGGATTAGCATCGTGGCGATTTGGTTAGCCGTCAACTTCTGCTGGTAGTTAACTTTCATCAGAACTCCTTAAGGCGTCACTGCGTTGCAACATCAGCTCGATGTGCTCTACGCTAGTATTGTCCTGGTTCCTCCCGATAAGAGCCTGCACAACATCGAAGTATTCTCCATCTGGAGACATCACTCCGTAATCCAGCAAGGCGTTCGGATTGGCCGTCGGCAACTGGTCGGGCCGAACATAGAGCAAGAGGTCGCAGCTAACAGTTGAGGCATTGGGTGAAGTGTAGAAATCTCCAGAAGTTCCATCGGAAACTATTGGAGTAATTTCCCCTAACTCCTCCCACACAGTGCCACGCTCCGTCCCTCGACTTGCTCGCCCAATAGACCATCCGGACTCCTCCGCGAAAGGAAAGGCCCCAAAGACGGTCTGGCTAGCAACCACAACAAGGCCTCCGAGAACCCTCTACATCGATTCTGCCACCGCAGGCCGAATACTTGTCGAGGATGTCGCCATATTGCGACTGGATTTGAACCCAAGCATTGCTCGCCGTGTCGGTCTGAAAACTGATGCTAAAGTTTCGCACGCTTTTGCTCGCCACCTCCTCGCCACCCCCGCCCTGGAACCTAAAGGTGGCAGCGAGAAAGTTAGCGAGGACTATCTTTAGGTCATCAGGCAAGGGGTCAGGGAGGGCTTCCAGGCAGAGGAACGACGCAAGACGCATTTCCGCCACACCTAGCAGAGTCTCCCAATCGCTCTCCAGCATTACGGGTGGCTCTTGTCCAGTGTATAGCCTATATTCGTCTTGCGTCATCTACCGTTCCTCCTATTCGCCACTCGTAGCGGGGGCGATAGCTACCGCAGCCTTAGCCGCCAACAGCGAGCCGCCACGCGGAATCTCCGCCAAGCGGACTTCGGTGTTATAGTCGGCGTCGAAGCTATTGCGGTGGTTAATCCCAGCGTCGCCAACCAGTCCGTACTGATTTTCAGCAAAGACATAGGCCACATTGGTTTCGCCGTCCATCCACTCAGGCGTATACACAGCCTTGACATTCAAGAACTGCGTTGGGGTGAGGCCAGGTTGCACGAGGTAGCCATTGCCAGAAGTCTTGGCGGTCAACAACTCGGTAATCACCGAGGACTTCGCCACCACGACCAGCGAGCCAGTAGCCTTGATGGCCCCACGAGCCTTGACAACTCCATCATAGATGTTGTCGCCAGAAGCTAGGGTGATGGTCGAGGCCGCTAACGAGCCAGCACCAGAAGTGGCCGCTGCGTCTGCCTTGATAGAGAAGAGGCCACGGGTGCCGTCAAAGACACGGTAGTCGGCAGCCGACCCAGTCGGAGCAGAACGCCCGTCGCCAATCACAATCGCCCGCTCAATCTCCTTGCGAATGAGGTCATCCAACTCTTCATCAGTGAAGTTCAAGAGTTGAGGGTTCTCATAGAGCATAGTGGCATCCAACGGATTCTTCTTGTAAATCATCTTCACAAGAATATCCCGATAGGTGTCGGTGAGATCCTGGTCAGCTTTTTTGTCGCCAGCCTTATGGCCGTGGGCCCGACCAGTCTCATCGTCGGCCACCGTCATAAAGTGTGCACGGTAAGACTTAACGCCGAGGTTGCGAATGTGGCTCAAGATCCCGTCCGCACCATCAAAGGCCCGCACGAAGAGTTGGTCAGCAGGAGGCAAGTCAGGCACACCTGAAATACCATCCACAGAGGCCTTAGCAAAGTTTTGGCGGAGGACAGAGTCCAGTCCGTCGATGCTCATCCCATTTTGTCGCAAAGAATCACGCACGATCTGGTTGAACTTCTCGCTCTTGCGGAACTTGGCCGCATCAGCGGTCTTCACAGGAGCTTCCTGCCTCACTGCACGGTCCCGAATCACCACGATGGGGCTATGCAGGGTTTTGGTGTCCTTTTTAACCTCGACCGTGGCCTCTTCGGCCTTGTCTTCGGTTTTCTCCTCGCCCTCTCCAGCATTATTCCGAGCCGTCGGTTCGGTTTCGCTTTCAGGAGCGTCGGTAGTGTATTTGTTAATCACCGCCCCGAGTTCTTCGGCCATAGCTTTGGCCTCATCAGGGGTGAGATTATCCTTAGTATTTTCCATACTATTCTCCTTATTGGTTAATTGGTTATCAGCAACCTTCTCCTCGCCCCCTTGGGCCTCGTGAATTGAAGTTTTGCTGTCAATAGTCTTAGTGCGTGGGTCATTCCCGGTCAGTACCATAGAGATTTCACGCAGAATCCCTACAGGTTCAGCAATTGCATTGTCCGCTCCGTAGTAGCCATCTGGGAACCAGTCAATACCCACAGAATAACTAGCGTCCTGACTAATCTTCCAGGCGTGGTCGGCAAGAGCGTCGTCATCAGCAAAGTACATCTGAGCGTGCAAGCCGTCCTCGGCGAGCCATACCTTGCACGAGCCAAACTGCTTTTCCACGGTCGGCACTAGTTCGCCGTCCACAATTTCGCCATGGTCGGCTTGTGCCTGCACCGAATAGTCTTCGGTTTGTTTCTTCGGGTTAGCATTCAGGTCGGAAACTTTAATCAGTTTGCCGTCTCGCCCCATAACATACAGGTGTTCTAGGTCTCGCACTTCGCCAGACTCCAACATCTGCCCCGACGCCGCCAAAATATGACGACTTCGCCGAGCGTCAGGCTTAGTGTCTAGTATCTTTGCAGGTATAAAGTGAACATCTGCCATACCCGTAGTATCTGCGGACACGGTGCAGCCCGCAATCCGGCGTCGCAAAATATAGATTTTACGACATTCTACAGCTCGTTCGCTTCGATGCCCAAGGCTACGACGCAGCAAAAACTGCCTTATTCCGTCGAGGCATCAACTATCTATCGCTATGGCGACTTATGCTTCTTCCCCGCCTCGTTGAAGTTCACATTCTCTAACCCTAGCGGCGGGGCAGCCCCTGAAACGATAGCAGAGGGCTTCCGCCCAATCGACTATCAAATCAGCACTCTGTCTTCGGGGATTAACAACGGGCCGAGGATGCAAGTAGGGTTCGGCAACACGGGCGGCATTCAGTACTGGGCAGCAGGCACGGCTAGCAATACTGTCCTCAACGGACTATTCGTCTATGTGACGGGTGACGACTTCCCGTCCTAGCTTGGCCACGCGTCTTTGGTGAACCAAGTCGCAGTCCCCCGACGGTCAGTGGAGCCACTTGTCCACTGTGCTGAAACGATGAGGCGCATAATCCCGTTAGATTCGATTGCCTGGGTGAATCCTCGGTTCGCGGCGACCATCCCCGACAATTGTACTGTGTAGCCAGCTGGGCGGAACCCTACAGGTACTGTTTCGCTCTGAGTCGCCCACTGGCCATCAGTCGAAGGGAGGCTATTCCCGCCAAATATATTCCCTATGACGAGGTTGCCCACCCGAGTCAATGTCAACGACGCCCCCCATCCACCTGGGACGGTCTTCTCGACATAGGGGAGACTAGTGGAACCTTTTAATGTCGTAAAATCTATATTTTGCGACTTTACAACCTCTGTACCCGCCAGTTTAGCCACATCGTTGTACGCCGTCGACTGGATGTCGTCTGCGGTGATTTCGGTGGCCCCTGCAGGAATCATCACACATCTCAGCACCACAAAATATGCCGTATCCCCCTCTCCCCCATCCGCCGTAATGGCGGTGCGAATATCGGCCTCCGTGGGATAAGTTTGGGACGAAGCCCCCGCCACCGTAATAATTCCACAGGCGGACGGGTTGTCTACCGCCGTAGCTACGCCCTGAGGCGAGTTGTTCACATAGGCCACAATGTAGTGATAGTATATCTGTTCCTCGCTACTTGCGTCTGGGAACTCCACCTCTATCGGTTGCCCAGAGATATTGTTAACTGTCACCTTATTCCCGGCGTTGTCCTGGGCCAGGGCCACATCCCTAGTGCCTGAAACACCGCCAATGGCGACGGTCATCCCCGAGCTGGGGACGCAATCCCAGCCACTAACCACCCCCTTTGTGAGAAAGGCGGTAATGTCGTTAAAAGCATCCACACTGGTCCGCCCGCCATATGCCCCATTAGTCCCTACTGCGTTGTTTGGGTTCGTCATAATAATTCCATTATGGTCATAGACGGTGCCGAAGTCACCATTGCTCGATATGGTGCGTCTTTGCCGAATTTCACACTGGCTTTGTAGGGGTAAGGTTGACTAAGGCCCCGCCTGGCGATTACTCTTGAAGCAATGGTAAAAACACTGCTAAAGCGACGGCGAAACAATGGCTAGGACCACGGCACTAAATAAGATCGAAAAAGCCCTCTATGAACCTACCTTTTACAAAGTCATACAGGGCGGGATGAGTGCTGGCAAAACCTACGCCATCATAACGCTCCTCATTGGCTACGCCGAGAGCTATCCAAACTCGGTAATTACAGTGGTGGGGGTAAGCCATCCACACCTTGAGGGTGGGGCAATTCGAGATTTTGTGGCGATTATGAAACAACAGGGGAGATGGAATGACAACCGCTGGAACATCGCCAAGTCAACTTACGCCTTTCTTAATGATTCCCTGATAGAGTTCAAGAGCATAGACCGAATGAGTGCGAGAGGACCGAGGCGGGAGGTACTATTTGTGAACGAGGCCAACGGGTTGCCGTGGGATACCTTTGAGCAATTGGCAAACCGTACCCGGGACTTTGTGATCGTGGACTATAACCCCAGTGCAGAGTTTTGGGTACATACAGAGTTGGCGGACGGGCAGTTTGCCCACGACACAACCTTCTTGATCTTGACCTACAAAGACAATGAGGCCTTGGACGAGCGGGGGATAAAGAACATTGAAAATCACCGCCCGAAGCCGGGAGAGCAACCCAGTAACTGGTGGACAGTGTATGGACTAGGGCAAGTGGGGACATTAGAGGGCAATATTTACGCTGGCTGGGAGGAAGTAGACGCTGAGACAGTGCAAAGCGGGCAGTTAGTGCGATATGGGTTGGACTTCGGGTTCTCGAACGATGAGACGGCACTGGTGGCGATTTACGAGCTGACAGATGGGCGGTTAGGGGTGGAAGAGCTATACTATAAAACAGATTTACTAGGTAGTCAATACCCGGCAATGCTAGACACAGTAGGGGTTGACCCCAGCGTGCTGATCGTGGCAGACTCTGCCCGCCCCGAGATAATTGCGGAAATTAAGCAAGCCGGGTGGCGATGTATTGGGGCAGATAAGAATGCAGGGAGCGTGAAGCGGGGGATCGATAGGGTGCGAGACCGTCAGATTGTCTATTACGGAGAAAATCTCAAGCGGGAGTATCTAAGCTACCAGTGGCGGAAAAAACGGAGCGGGGAGGTGATAGACGAACCACAAGACGGCAACGACCACCTACTAGACGCATTGAGATATGCCGTGGACGATCTGAAGCGTCCAGTGTTTGACTTTTAGAAGCCGAGGTATGCCTTGTCCGCTTCTGAGTGGAACCCCCACTCAGCGAACTTTTCAAACCCGCCTATCCGCTCTATATACTTTTTAGCCTCATCCACAATTAGCTCGTAGGGGACCTGGTAGCTGGTAGTATCGGTATCGACACAGATGGACTCGTCGCCGATAGCACAATGGATTTGGCACGGCCCATGGAGGTGTGCATAGATGTTCACCGAGACATCGGCCTTGCTGAGGTCCTTTCCGTGCAACCCGCCGCCGGTGACGGCCCTCCCCATATCTGACCCAAGCTTGCGGTTGGTGGCACCACTGTCGACATCGAGTCCACCAGTCCAGTAGCCGAGTGGGTTAATAATAACCGTATCCACCGATGGATAGCTGTCTCTGACAAACTCATTTAGTA